TCAATTTTTCGTTGCGCCCAATTTTGAGCTCTATCGCTGAAGTCTGAATCTCCGCCCCATAATAGCCATGCGACGAGTCCTGCTCCTGGATATTGCGGATCGGATGGGTTGCTGTTCTTTGGTGCTTGTCCATCGACTTTATGTCTGGCGAACCAGGGCGCCATTTTTCTTACTTTGTTTTCGCTTATTCTTCCTGCTGCCATCTCTCGAGCTGCTTGCTTAGTTCCTTCTGTGAGCCCATCTCCGCCATAACCCTCTCGAAGATATTTCAATCCTCGTTCTGCGTTTTGTCGAATAAATGCTGGAGCACTCAGATCTACTGCCCTGCTGCTTACTTCTCCGCCTGGTTCCATATCTTCTGCAATTGATATTGCAACCATTTGGTCGATTGCGTCTTGCTTTGTGTCATGGCAGGCAATTGTTGTATAGGATCCGTCGGTTTCTTCTTTAACGGTTGCCCATCCTGCGCAGTCGTTCTGCTTGTCGCTTATCAAATATGGCATTTTTGTCCTAGATCAGTAGGAGAAGTTCTGCGTCGTCTTGAAGCACAGAGAAATCTATTCTTGATATTGCTTGTGTTTTTATTCCGCCCCATTGTGTCAGCGCCAGGGCTTCTACTTTATTTATCTTCTGCTCAACGATCACCGTCGGGCTTACAAAGTATGGGCTTCCTGTGGTTGCGGCTGTTTGTGTTGTTTGCTGTGTAGTTGTTGCGTTTGCTTGCAGGCTTCCAAATTCGGCGCTTGCTGTTGCGTACTGATCTACTGAAACTCTGGCGTTTGCGTCCAAAGTTCCCAGGGTTGCAGTTGCTGTTGCCTGGTGGTTGATCTGTGTGCTTGCGCTTGCATTTAGAATTCCGAGAAGTGCCTGTGCTGTTGCCTGGTGATTTATCCGAGCTGTGGCACTTGCTGTTATGGATCCAAGATTTGAATTTGCCTGCGCCTGGTGATTGATCGTGGCGCTGGCGCTGGCTTCTATCTGTCCAAGCGCAGCTGCGGCTGTGGCGTAGTTGTTGATTCCTGCCTGTGCCTGTGCTGCGATCTGTCCGAGTGGAGCAATAGCAGTAACTAAGTGGGTGACTTTGCTTGTTGTGGTTGCTGCTATTGATCCAAACTCGGCGTTTGCTATTGCATAAACAAATGGCCCAAGTCTGCCTTCATCTAATTTAGATGTGTTTAATACAAATTCGGACGACATTTTAACTTGCTACGGTCAGCGATGCTGTAAGTGATCCGCTTGCGATTGTGTATGTGTCTCCTGCTGTGTATGCGTTTCCTGTAATGGTTCCGCTAAATAAGAAGTTCCCTGTCGTCAAATTATCCCAGGCTGTGAAATGTGTTGCGTCTTGTGAGCCTGCAATATTTGTCCAGATAACATCTGCATCCGATGCAATGCTTCCTGTTGAAGCCGCAGAGAATGTCACTTCTTTTCTTGTCGTCTCCGTTGCAGGGTTTGCAGTTCCTGCTGCTCCTGGATCTCCGACGTGAAGTTTCACGTATACGTTTGATGCTGAATATGCTGTCGCATTTCCTACTGCATCAAGGAATTTGTTTGCTAGATAAGCGCTTAGACCTGTTGCCATTATTCTTCATCCTTCACAAATTCTTCGATAATTTCTGTGATGAGATTGTTCTCGTCACGAATTACCTTTCGACGTACACTCTTTTGTTCTATTGTATTTGTTACTTCGATTGTTGGTGATTCAACATTGACGTTTGGTGCTGCTACTTGCACGTCGACGTTTGGTGTCTCGAATGTAATGTTTGGCGGTTGAACGTTGATGTTTGTTGGCTCGACATTGATGTTTGATTCCGGAACTTGGATCACAATTGAAGGTTCATCATTGCGTGCTTCTCTTGCGTTGACTTCGTAGACGCTTTGTGGGTCTGCTGGATCAATGGTTGAAATCTGTTGCAGCTGCGTTGATGGCAGGCCTGTGTGTGTCATGTCTGGCAATCCGACCGCTTCTGTTACCGACTTCGGCTCGAATCCAACTTGGATCAAGGCTGCTGCGATCTCTGCTCGTAGCTTGAGTCCTACATCGCGTGCATCTGCTGCGTCGATGTTTTGTAGTGGCACTCGGTACTGATCTCCGGCTTCGCCAAGCGGTGCCAGATCTTCTACGGATCGGACGTCGTTAAGCGATAGGAATCCTTCGCGTAATCCCTTCGTGTAAGCGTCGAAGCGCTCCAGGGTGGTTCCTCGTAGAAGTGCGTCAAGGTTGAACTTGATGAAACCTTCTGGCTCTGGCAACAATCCTGAAAGTGCTTGCTCTAAGCGTTCCAATAATGGGCGAAGGCTGTGCTGAACAAATGAAAGGTTTTGTGCTTCAACGCTGGCAAATGACATCGATCCTGCGACCGGGTGTCCGAGAAGGCTGAGCGGAACTCTGAATAATCTGGCGATATCTTCAACGTTGAAGCGCCGGGCTTCTAGCAGCTGTGCATCTTGCGCGTTAAGTGTTAGCGGTCTAAATGTGGCACCGCCTGAAAGAATGCCGATCTTGCCTGCGCGGTACGGACCTGTGTGTGTGATGTTCCAATCGCGGCCGATGTCGCTTGCCTGCTCTTCTGTGAGCTCGTTTGGCACTTCGATCACTCCGCCTGGATTTGCCGCGTTGCCAAAGTAGGCGGCTGCGTATGTGTCTGCTGCCATCGCTGCACCGATCGTAAGTCGTGCAGCTCCGATTGGGCCTAATCCATAAAAGGATCCTGGAAGGCGAAACATCGGAATATGCAACATCTCTTTGTTTGTGAGAATTCTTGTGTATGTTCCTACTTCATCTCGCATTTTGTAAAGGATTGGTTCGCCTGGTCGTGGTCGCTCAATGCGAACATCATCTGGGTGGATGCAATAAAGCTCGACGACTTCGTCCATGTCATCGCGAACTGTCAGAATGAAAGCGTTGCCATGAATATTAAGTGAAGAAATTACTTGCTCGAAGAACTCCAGGCGTGTTGCTTCTGGGTTTGGCTTGTTGATCCATGCTGGCTGTTCACCGAATGCTGAAATGTATGAGATGCGGTTTCTGCCGCGTCGAATGTATGCGCCTAGTGGCAATGATGAAATCGTATCGCCGAGCAATCGCACGCAGGCATAAACTGTTGACATACGAATCGCAGAATCTGCTGTGACGTCGATTCCGGAAGGCGCCATGTAAGCAGGGCGTCCTGGGATAAGCGGTTCAACCCATTGGCTGTCGTTCATCCGCTTCTCGCCTGATTTTCGTAGTCGCTTTGATAGACTCATTAGTTAGCCTTTTCTGTTATCCAAATTAAGAAAGATCCTAGTGCAATCAATGCCACCGGAACTGAAAACATTGCCAGTCCTGCTGTTGCACAAACAACGCCTATCACTTCTGCGATCAATGAGAAGTCTATTTTTTTCATTTTGCTCCTAGATCAAGTGAGAAGAATCTTGCGACTGGTTTTTTTGGTTCTGCTGGTTGCGTTGCTCTGTCGTATCCGAAGATTGCTGCTACTGCTGCGTCGACTTTGCGCTTCGAGCTTGCTTTTGCAACCATAACTCCGCGTGATGATTGCTTGGTCACGCAGTTGGCGATGTGTCTTGCCATTCTTTCATCGCCGTCGTGTGTGAAGCTCTGGTTGACTACAGCTTCATAGAATTTCTGCGTTGCTGGAACCATTCGCTCTGCGCTGTTCGGGTAAGAAACGACTGGCAGTCCTTCTTCATCTAGCACCATGAATGTTCGCTGCCATCGTGCCGGGTCGAATACGATCTCTTTGGTTTGGTAATTGCTGTTTCTAAATGTGTCGATGATCGTTTGTTCTACCTCTGCGACTGGAACGTGCCATCCCTGTTCTGCATCGTCTGGTCGTTCCCAGATTCCTACAACCATCAAGTGCGGTTTGTCTCCGCCAAGAAGCCAGGCGATGAGTGCTGTGCTGTCGTTTGAGAACGCTCCATCAAATGCAAGGATTACATTTTCGCCTTGCTCTGGTGTTCTCTCTGTATCGATCAATGCTTCCCATGCTCCTGTTGGTAGCCAGGCAGTTGTTGTTGATACAAATGTGTTGATTCGTTTTGTTCTGAATTCGGCTTCTGGAGTTCGAAGCACCGCGCTCTCGAAATCCTCGGCATCGACGATGTC